CGCTTCACCAGTGCTGGAGCCTGCGGCCCCAATGATCCAACCAATTGTTCAGTCAACTTCTTCTAGCGCCTTGAGCGCTCCACCAGGCCTCGGAGTCGAGATGGTCAAGCCCAGCTCCTCCCGGCCAAACAAGAATCGGAACAAGGGTAAGGAAAAAGACGATCGCCCGCCTAGGGGGCGCCCCCACGAAAAGGGGCCCCCTAAGGCTGTGGCGCTTGAGTCTGGCGAACCCCGAAAAGCTAAGGCGAGACGGGGTAAGCGGGGCTCTCGTAGTCGGCCTCCCAAACCCAAAACATGGTCTGCCACCAAAGGTAAACCATCGGTAGGTCCCCCTGGTCGAGGGGACCCCGCTCAAGCGGTGCGAGACCCTGTGGCTCGTGCGCCCACAGTGCAGCCGCCGCCCTCGGTGGCGGCTCCTGCCCCTTCTTCTGGGGGCAGGGCGGTCGGCGCCAAAGCGCCCACCGTTGCTTCTAATTTTCGAGAGATTTCTGTCCCTGTCAATGGTGATGACAAGGCGTGTGCTCGGCTGGCCGATATGGGTTACGTGCCCAAGAAGCTGACCGGGCCTTACAGTCCGCACCCTCTCTCCGCCGCCATACGCTATTACGCTAACGCTTATGCTCTTTATCGTGCGTATTCAGATGGCCACAGAAATGTGGTCTCGGTTTATGGCGGCCTTCGCGAACAGAAAATCGCGCAGTACCTCAATAAGCGGGTCATTCGTGATCCACTTGTGCTAGAGGTGCACCGTCCAACACTTGCGCCGCAAGATTTAGCGCGCACAGTGCCTGACAGCCTGGATAACTTAGATTTGTCCCAACACGATGCTGTATTAATGAATGACATATACGCGTGTGAGGCCGGGGCTCTAACCCCCCACATGATATCGATCTACTGCGAGCATGGCCCCCTGTATTGGGTTGGCCATACGTTCAACGGTGCCGCAGGAACGTTACATGGTGAGGGGGGGTGGGCTCGGGTTGACACGCCTGAAGGGCCGCGTATCCTCTCACGTCCTGATAAGGATACGCCTGCTTATGTCCCTCATCCGTGCTTAGATTGGCTCTCGCCCTCTGGGGTTGATGGACCTCTTGCATGGACTCTTCTACAGTCGTTTGGTGACACTCACGTTTACAAGTTTCAGTTGGCCCAAATTGAATTCACGGCGGGCCAGCCGCGTAACCCACCAAGGTTCGAGGTTCGAGAAATCCCTGCTCCGGCAGATTCTTGGACAACCCGATCCTTGTTGTGGGCGTTCGGTTGGAATCCGGCCACCAAGTGGTGGTGTAAGACCCAAAATCTTACGGGGATTGTGGACAACGAACTTGTTGCGGAGTTGAAACTTTATTTGCAGGGGCGTACGCATAACGTGTATTCTTTCCGTCAGATGTTTTTGAAGGCGTCTCAGCCTAAGGGCCAATTGAAGTTGCTTGCGGATTTGTTTCCGCAGCAGCTGGGGTCTGTGGTTGAGAACAGTTGCCTTTTAGCATTCTACGGGGAGTCCGCACGCAAGGCAGCCCAGGCATATAATTTTCGCCAGGTTCAGGCACGCACGCTGAATGTCTACACGACTTCCGTGCAGAATCTCAACATCCCACTCGCCTCAACTCCGAAGAAATTCGCGCAGGTGGGTCTGGGTGTTGTTGCGGTACTTTTCTTTCTTTTCCGGTTCAGCCCGAGGTTTCGGGGATGGGTCCGGTATTGGACGGTTAAGTTTTTGGGCGGTCCACCTCTGGCTGCAAACTTTTTGGGAGCCTGTCCTCCTGTGTTGTCGCAGTACACACACTACGCAAAAGACTATGCACGATTTGCCGGATTTTGGTCTATTTTCCATACTTTGTTGGCGCCTTTCACTGAGGAGGCTATTAAGCGCATCCATCCTGTGGTGGGTCGCGCTTTTTACCTCATTGAATACGCGCTTTATTGTTATGGGGAGTACCCGATTTCGGGGAATATGGTCTTTTTGCGTCGTCTGTGGCCTGTGATGATGCACGAGGTTGCCCTCCATATGAGGTATCCTTCCGCCGTTGCGCTCCATCTTCTGTGGAACGCGACCGCCCACGGCGTGGGCATTCATTTGCTCGGACGCCAAATCTCCGCCGCTATGGTGCGTTATCCTCCGGGAACGCCGTACCAGTTGTCGGCCCAGAGTGGGATCGTTGCCTCGACTGGTGCTCGGTCGGCGATGACCGCTCTCGTGGGGGTGGCTTTGTGGGCTGGTGATCGCTTCGTGCGTCGGGTGCAGATCCCGAGACGCGCGATAGCTTTCGAACGGTTCAAGGAAGAGTACCACGTTATGCCGTGGGCGACTCGACAGGTGGTGCAGACACGGGTGGGCAGCTCCGGCTACCCGCCCTCCTCTGCATTTGTACCTGATGCGATGGTCAGTCACTTCGTTCCAGAGGCCCGGGACGAGGGCATGCGCTATACTCGCAATTTTGCTCCTGAACAGGAGCCCAGGGGCAACAGTGTCTTGTGGTTCTTACCGACGAGTCAGCCTATGTACAAACCAGCTCGGACGGATGCAAATCTGCTCGCTGTTCTGGAGGCTAGACTCCTCGTTGAGCCACCTATGAAACCCGCCGACCAACATGCAGCTTGGAAGGCGGTAAAGACTGTTGTCTCTCTCGAGCCTCCCTTCGGGGAGGCATACGAGGAGCTCCAGCTGGAGTGGCTGGAACGGTTCACAGGCCCTAAGAGATTACGGGCCGAGGCGGCTTTAGAGTTGCTTAGGGACGGCCCTGGCTGTCTCTCTGGCGCTACTGTTAAGTCGCAAAAGGTTATGGTTAAAACAAATGAAGTTCTGTGTAAGATAGATGATCAGCATCAAATGTTTTTGAAACCACGAGCCATTGTGAACGTTTCCCCACTCCTGCAGGCAGCTACTGGGCCCCACATTTTGGGGGCAACCAAGCGTTTAAAGAAGCAGTGGTCCTGGAAGTTCAAAGCACGCCAGCATGAACGACCGGTGGCCGCTGGGCCGTGGTCTGTCTACATCACTTATGGTGGTGCGGCGACCGACCTGAAACTCACGCGATGGATGTCGCGTGTCCTTCTCATGTCCCCCCACGAAGCGGCAGTGCTCGTGGCTGGGGACGATAGCCTTGTTGCGGTCTGCCACGGTGACGGCTCCATCGAATTTTTTGAGGGTGACTTCAGAATGTACGATCAGAGCCAGTCCCGTGGCCCACTGAAAAAAGGCTTGCGTGATTACAAGCGTTTGGGGATTCCGTCAGAAGTGACGAAGTTGATCAAAAGCACGTATACTGCTAAATACGTATTTCATTCACGCTATTCTGGGAAGGGGTCGATCGTCCATGAGGACAGATGGTTGCGTGCCACAGGGGGTGGAGACACCTCCCTTGGCAATACCGACACCACGGCCACTTCATGGTGCTTTGCCCTGGAAGACATTGAGCACGTCGCGGAAAGGTTCTTGGCCCTGGGGCTGAGTATCAAACTGCGGCGGAGCTTTGACCCCCTAAACGTTACGTTCCTGAAAGGAAAATGGTATCCTACAGGAAGCGGATTGGTTTGGGGGTTCTTACCATCACGTATTCTAAAAATCGGCAAAAGTTTAAGGGATCCTCGCGTCTTGTACAAGACGAAAGACTTGCAGCAGGCTACGGCCTGCTTTGCGTCTGATCTCGCACACTCTTTTGTGGGCTTTCTTCAAATTCCTCTTATTCGGGCCTTCGTTAGGCGTTACCGCATTCATCCGTTGCGGATAAACCTATTGCAGGAGCTCGATGTTCAAGTGGCGACGACCGGCGCTTTCTCACAGTGCATTGTCAGCGATTGGTCGTCTTTAGTCGTTCGTTACGATGCGTCCTGGGAGGATTTTGAAGAG